TATACCCATCCAAGTACAGGTGCTCCTACACATAAATTAAATGTGATTGTGCATCCTAAAAGAAAAGTAGCAGTAATTTGAAAAATACCTCCGAATTTATCTAACATTTTTATGTTCCTCCTTACCATGTTTGAAATGTAGAACGTAGATATTGAAGGCTCCTGCAATAGTAACTAATGCGGTACTGAGCGCTCCAAAGTAGTTCCCTAAGAATAGTAGAGTTATAAGACAAACAATCATACCTACAGTTAGTACCCCTAACCAAATAGCATAACGCTTAACCATTCGTTCCATTTTCATAGGTGTAATCATAGTTGCAACATAGAACCCTGTGAATACTTGAATTAACCCAACGGTTACGGAACCGTATACTATCTGCCCTGCACCTGATAACCCGATAATGATTATACAAATTGGTAAGAACCATTTAAGCATGAAGTCTGTTGTTTTATTCATATTATTTTACCTCCCAAGTTAATTCTACTGCGTTATAGTAATTACCTTCTTTAAGTGACTCCCCATCTCTCAGATGTTGCGCTAATGCTCTGAACTGTGCGTTGCTATCTCCTGAAGGTAACTTCTCTCGTGTTTCTCTATCTCCTGCTGTAACATGGAACTGTACACATCGTTTTGATCCTTTAGTAAGCTTTGTAGCTCTCTGAGCTTGTACACGTTCGAACGTTAACTGGTAGTAAGCTTGTCCTGCCAATTGGCGCACTACATCTAAGATATGCCCTTCATATGTACCTAGCTGCTTAGTACTGCGCCCTTCACAGTCACCTTCAGTAGTTACTTTCCATGTACCTTCAGGATCAAAAGGAATCGGTTTCTTTCTATCTTCCTCTTCCTTCAGTAGTTTTGCTAACTCCCTTTGCTTACGTTCAATCTCTAATGCTAATTGCTCTGCTCTGTTCATAACTTTCCCTCCTAGTAAACTATTAAGATAACTCGAAGAAGTCACTCGTTTGCTTATTACGGATCATAGCTTGTACAAGTGAGTCTACAGGGATATGTGTAATTGTATCCCACTCAATTGTCGATAGCCCAATGAATACTCCTGTCGGTTTACCATGCTCTAACTTCTTCGTACCTGCAACGGAAGTCCATCTATCAGGTGTACGTTCAAAGAATCCGTCTTCGTTCACTCCTGTTAGTGTAGCCACTCGGCCGCTAAGTACAGGTGATACGAATAGTGGTGGATTCTCTTTCCATCCTGTGGTCTTCTTTACGGGGAACATCATGTTTGCAATCTGCCCCAATCTTGTTTCTCCACTGAATCGGTTTGCGTTGTTGATAATGGGTGTAGCTCGTTTCTTCGGCTTCTTCTCTGTACCTGGCTCTACTGCGTATACAACTGCATACAGCGCCGTGTCAGGCTCCTTAATCAGTTCTACTATGTAGTAGGGACGTTTCTCTACGTAGAGAACTCCCTGCTTACGGTACGTTAAATCACTTGCTGAAATCTTAATTAAATCTCCATTCTCGAATGGATTCATACTGTAACCCCTCTCTAACTTGTATTCCTCCTCTATTATACAATATAAAGTATCATCTGTAACTATTTAAATTCATAAATCTACTCTAAATTTTTCTTAGCGATATAGTAAGCATCGTGGAGACTATCGGGTGCCCAGTCTCCTTCTTTCTCTAACTCTTCGTAGATATCAATGGACTCATAACCATCCATCAACTTTTTCTCGATGTGCCTAACCAATTTACTGAAGTTATTTGTGTAATCCATCTTATTCACCTCTATACTGTTTTACGGCTTCTGCGACTGCTTCCTTACTTCTATCTCCACTAACATGCCACTCGACTGCGTGCATAACATCATGTAATCTACCTTTCATAGTCTCTACACGTACTAAAGACTGCTCGATCGTATATTTCATGTTTAGTAATTCTCGGGCCGCATCTTTATGACCTAACTCAATCAGACTAGTTGCCATATTCTCTAACTCTACTAAATTCTCCTCGTCAAACAGTTCATGTATTTGTTTATAACATAAGTAATTGAAACTTCCTCCACTCAT